AAACGAACCTGTAGTATATGTAAAGTAAGAATAAGGGTAAGTATAGAATGACTCAAAAGTACCTAACCCTTCATTATATACTAACTGACCATTCCCACTATTAAAGAATACTCTGTGGTCTATAGAATACATACTACTAAAATGCCTAGCTTCTTTGAAGAAAGGAATAAGCAAGGAAGACATACCATTGATTACACCTAATGGTTGTAAACCTTGACTGTACTGATACAGCTCTTTCTGTTCTTCTGAATAGAAGTATAGGTAATCTAGTGATTTAATTATAGAGCCTTTAGAGCTACTACCAATAGAATCAGAAATATACTTATAACCATCAACCTTATAACCATTGGTAATCTCAATAGGAACACCATCAGAAACAGGTATCTGAACTCTAGAGTTAAATGGTATTACACCAAACCCTCTATCTTGTATAAATAGTACATTATCTCTGAAGGTTACAAGCTTAGTTAATTCACCGTGAGAACCATCTAAATCTATAGTAGAAGCAAGAGAGTAATGTGTAAAGGTATCTATTGGTTCCCCATTAGATTTAGCCTTAGACCACGTTACTTGATTGGGGAAGTTATTTTGTAGCTTCCAATCTTCTAGTTTACGATAGATTAAGAAATTATCTTTTTGTGAATATACATCATTGAACTTATTGAAGTTTGTTTCATTAATATTCTGGAATCTGTATATATCTAAATTCTTATCATATCTACCATAAACATTAACTCTTGTTTCTAATGCTACAGATAGTGCTTCAGTTACCTGATTGTAGTCTGTATCCTTATAAGGAATAGTCTTTAAACAATCATATACTTGGAAATATGTATCACCACCATATAATGGTATTTCCAATGAACCACTATCATCTAATAAATAAGCATCAGAAGCTACAGTCCAAGATAGGTCATTATATTGGTGAGTCTTATTATTGTTTATAATATCAGCTATGAATAATACAGTTTCGTTAGAGTTAATACCAGCTATATGATAGTTAGCATCTTTACTAGTAACTACTGTATCTGCAGGTATTGTAGCTTCATCATTGTATTTACTGACTAAATACTTATTTACTCTACCTATCAAATCTCTAATATCAAACCAGGAAATACCAGGGATTATAACTATTCTTTCAGAGCTTGTATTTTCGTTCTCTACATTTACTGCTACTGTAGTAGGTAAAGTATCAGTATCAAAGGTATTATTTGATAAAGGTTTCTCTACTCTACCTATTCCATTTAATGCAGATTTTACAGCATCTAATAGGTGTTTCTTCAAGAACTTATTAGTATATCTATCTACTGAATTTAAGTATATATCTAATACCTGTTGAACTTTAAAAGTACCACCACTAAACATAAAGGAGTAAGGTATATCATCATATCTTGTGAAGACATTTCTCTCCATAAACTTAGTGAATAACTCACCCATAGTATTAACATCTATGTGAGTCTTTTGGTCTGAGTATTTAATTCTTTTACTAGGGTCTGTATGAGCATAACCTAATATATCGGTATTAGATAGGGTATCAATCTTAGCTACCATATGAGGAAGAGACTTGTAAGTTACTGGAACACCTTTAGTGTTATAGTAGTCTTTTCCTTCTCTTCTATATACTGGCAGTGTAAGAATATCACCTCTAGTAATAGCTTCATCAAATCTTGTCTTAGGTACGTAATAGTTACCAACAGAAACAAAATCTTTTATATCATTTGTTACTACTGTATTTACAGTACCTTGATAGAATTTATCCCCAATCTTGTAGAGCTTTTCATCAACAGATTCAGTCTTAATTAAATCAGTTAAAGTACCTGATATATCTACATCATAGGTAGTTCTACTTCTCTTATAGTTATATAAGGTTTTAGTCTTTAGTAGATTCTTATCTGTCTTCTTACTATAACCCTCAATATTACCTACTCTATTAAATGCTGAACCTATGGAGTATAATGGATTGTATTCTACTGTTAATCCTGTAGGGAATGAACTTAAAGCATAAGGATAACCTATAGTAAAATCACCCTTAGTAGTTTCAAATGTATCTATATCGGTTAGTCTAGTATCATAACCAAAGAATCCTTCATTGATTCTACATAGACCTACAAGCTCAATTCCTTTAGCATTATCAGTAGTTACAATCTCATCAATCTCGGGAGTATTTATTGTAACTATAGACCTATCAATACCGAATAGGTGGGTTAGATTAGAACCTCTGAAATCTTCATAGTTAGATAAATCTATATTGGGATTATCAATGAATAACTCTAACTCAGGAGTGAGGAAACTCTTCTTATCCTGAGTCCACATTCCAACAGGTCTACCGTGTTCAAAAGGAATACCTTTATCACCTTGGAATTCAGGTCTGAAAAACCAAGAAGCTTGTACATAAGGAGAGTTAGTTAATCTATCTCTTAGATTGAATACTGTAGGATTTAAAACACCTTGAGTAATAACCCTTCTTTCACTACCTTCAGGATAATGAATAAGTACTCTAGCCGCCTTTATATTTTCATCCTTGTTAGTATCAAATCTTAGGGAGTAAACCTGAGCTTCAACCTTATCACCTTTTACTTCTGGTTTTACATTAGGAGTGATTGTGGTAATATCTGAATAACCAACAGGCTTACCCCAAGCATTTAACCATTGAATAATTACTGGGTATTCTTCATTATTCTTTAAGAAGGTAATATCTCTTTGTGATAGGTCTAACTGTTCTCTTCTACTTATAGGTATAGTTACCTTTGAATGCTTGTTTACAGTAATCTTGGTTTTATCATCTTTGATAGTAGGAACCTGATAGTTACCTAAGAACATTGTATTATCCTTTACTGCAATAGTTTTAGGTATGAAAAACTCAGCTCCTAAGTATAAAAGAATATCAGGGTCTGTTGCAATAACACCTCTATTATTATCAGTATATTCTACCCTACCATTAACAACCTCAAGGTCTTTAACTATATAAGCACTTGGTGTGGTATCTTTTGATGTTCTATGTAATGAGTATATTCTTACATTATCGTACTCAAGATTAGTTAAAGTTATATCGAATACGTTAGTACAAGTTTCTTCAGGGGAACCTGCTCTCTTATCTACTGGAGTAGAATAATAAATTGAAGAGCTTTTGAATATGGATGATTCCTTACCGAACTTATCAAAGTAAGTAAAGAAGTACTGAATTGTACCTGAATGGAATGAACCATCTGCAAATCTCTTATCTATTGTTAGATTTTCTCTATAATGCAGGGTATGGTTAATGTCAAATATTGTATCGTCCTTACCTAGATAATCCTTATCCCAATCTACTTGTATAACTCTTAATGGATTTCTACCATCCACCCAGTATACTTTAGAAAGAGAATCAGCTTCTTTATAATAAACCCCTTCAATATAACCATCCCTCTCAAGATTAAGGTTACCTTCAAAGACTAGTTTTACTTCTCTTTTTCTTACTAGGTATATCCTATCTTTTATATCTGTAGTAAACAATAACCCCATATCCTCAAAAGGGATTAACCCAATGATAGCTCCCTGAATCTGTGTTTCAGAAATATCATAAGTTAATCCTACATCTGTTACCAACATATTGTTGGTGGAACTTTGAGTTATCTGTACATTAGTATTTCGGAATGAAAACTCAGACTCAGATTTTGATATATCTAAGTCTGGTTTCATACCTTTAATATTAAATGCTATTTCCTTTGGCTTCATTCTAAATTAACCTTTTTAAAGTTGTTGGAATGATGATAGTCAGAGTACCCGTGAATAATCCTACGAATAGTCTCCATTTGGTCAATGGTAGGTACTTTCTTTCTAGTGGTGTAATTCTTAACAGCCCAGCAATATTCCTGTTGAGCATTTTGAAGAATAGATGGGTGAAGCTTACCTAAATCAAATAGTACTGTTAAAGCCTGTTGTTTAACATAGGTTTCTAGTACTCTTAGGAATGCTGGGTCATCAGATATTTTAGGGTAACCATCTTCATCTACAGGAATAGTAGTATAAAGTACCTCAACATCATTATTCTCCGTACCCAAAATAAGTACATTGTTTTGTACTTTATATGTTAGGGAATTCCTATCATCGTTATATCTATTTGCAGAGGATATATAAGCTCGTTTACTTTTAGCATCTCTTACAGCTTGTACACTAACTGTATTTTCTGGTAATAACACTCTGTAATCTTTTGCTTCAAATACACCACAATTCTCTTCATATAATTCTGGTGTACCTACAACTCCCATACACTCTACCACATAATCTAAAATATATTCCTCATTTAAATCTGATAGTAGGGGGTGTCGTAGTAATTTATCTATTAATGTTTTTACGGGTACTAACATATTCTAAAGCATCAAAAGTTTCATCTGTAGTAGCTAATTCATATATACGTTTATTTACTGAAGTAGTAAACCTAAACCTCCATTTATTCTTAACGTGAGAGCTACTAGTTTTTTTGATTAATAATATTTTGAAAACAGTCTTATATTCTGAATAGACTTTAACACCTAATCTCCTAGTCTCCTTCCAGTTTATAGGAGGTAAACCAACAAGCTTATCTCCTATAAATCTAGGCTTCATTGTTTTCTTTCTTAGGGCTAATGTACCTATCTGATAAGGTAACCTGACATCTTCTCCTTTAAGGATTCTATCAGTAATCTCCTTATTTCTTTCTCTAACGATTCGGTGTATATCTGATTCGGAGATAAAAATACCTTCATCTTGTAACATCTGCCTAAGTCTCTTTCTATACAGAGCTTTAAGGGTTAGTGAGTTATTAATCCTTATCGTCATTAGACCTTCTGTTTCGGTTATTTAAAGACCTTGCTATAGCTTGAGCTAAAGAATAAATATCAGGTAAATCATCTCTACCATTATTGATACCATCCATAGGTCTGTAAGCAGCTTGCATTATATCATTTAATACAGCCTGAATTAAACTTACTATCAAACCTTGCTCTATGATGAATGGTGAATCCATTGGGTCTTGGTAGCATTGGTTGTTGTTATCTGAGTTATTACTACAGTTCATTTCTGCTGGTATCTCATCAACAAAAACACCTGATAATTCAATCTTCTTTAAGTATTGTAATTGACTGTTTTTCGACTTAATGTAAAGTTCTCTATTTGGCATTATGGTAAAGTACTTCATTCTCTTACCAAACTTACCTGAGCCTGCATATTTAAACCTAGTGTTCTCTATTCTTTCTAATCTATCCATACCAGCATAAGCTGTTATATTACCTAAGTAATTGGGGATAGTTCTAGTACTCTTTAGAATAACCTCATCACAATCATCTTCTTTAACTAAATCAATACATATAGTTTGGAAGTTTGCTGGGTCTATTTTTGATAGGTCTTTAGCATACTTCTGACTTAATAGGTAACCTTTATATTTATTTAGTAGAAAGCTTATATGATTTTCGTTAAGAGAGAAGTCATCAGAAGTACCCTTAACTAGGTCTAAAATCAAATATATAATTTCTCTATAAGTAGTCATAATTATAAAATTAAAATCCTATATACAAAAGTAATGTTTTTTTACTTCATATACAGGATTTTAAGTTTGAACTAATCTAATGCAACTCGCACGTTTTTACCGTGGTCTACTCGTATTACACCATCTTCAGAAGACCTAGCTTTTAATCTAGATTCAATTGGATTATCATTAACAAATTGTCTGTATGATGGGTAAGGAATTAAGCAATCTCCGAAGATGTTTTCAAGGTATTTATATATAGCTTTATAGTCTTCCTCATTCATAAAAATATCACATAACATTTCCTGAATATGAGTAAGAATTAACATCTTCCTTTGTGTTTGTAATGAGGTGCTTCCAGTAGAATAAAGTTGCTTGAAGTAATTATCTATTACCTCTAAAACAAAGTTATTATCCATTGCAACCACATTTCTTTTTAAAGTTTACACTACCTTTCTTATCTCTAAGTAAGTCAAAATACTCTTCAGCTTTAGCCGTATTACCACATTGTAATGCTAGGTCTAAAGCTTTCTTTTTTAGGATAAAGTCTACAAATCCCATATTAATGTCTTTACTATTTTTAATATAGTTCATAGACTTATCATATAAATCTTTGGCGTAATAAGTATAAGCTGTATCTACTTTATTATCCATAGAACAAGGTGTGCTAGGGTCTGGAATACCATCAACCTCTACCTCAATTATAAATAGATAATCGTATAGATTGGGAATACCTAAATCTTTAGCCTTAAGTTCTAGCCTCACTCTTTTTCTTTTTAAAGTGGTCACATCATTCTTATCTACCACTTCATTTTCTTTAGGTAAAACACCATAAAAAGCTTGACAGAAAGAATCTAAAACTTCAGGAACTTTAGTTACGTTGTACTCATACTTATATTCTCCTTTTATATCAGATACTCTAATGCTCTTTATAAACATATCCTTATAATAGCAAATATCTTCTATAGAAGTATCTATTATAAGCTTCTCTGGTTTAACCAATAATTCATTAAAAACAACCATAACCTCTAAATTAAAAATAGGGAGAAGAACAATTAAGTCTTCCCCCTATTATATTATTGAAACTTATCTTAGCATTCCTCAAGAGAAGGACCCTTCTTAGGAGCAGTAGGACTAACAATAGTAGTTTCCTTAGCACCCTTAAGCTTTTCTAGTAGTGTTTCAAGTTCTGCCTTCTTACCTGCAATAGTAATATCCTTCTCAGACTTATAAGAAGTATTACCACTGTCAATGTGAGAATAGTGAATGTCAAGAACATCATATTCCTGAGCTTCATCAGCAACACCTAAAGAAGCACTTAGATAGCTAGAGCAAGAAGGATAAAGATTACCTCTAACACCAAGGTAGAAGTACTCATTGTCCTTAACTAAAATACCGTTACCTACATAGTTATCAGCTTGAGTATAATCGAAAGGAGCATTAACTATAGTAGCACCAGTACCTTCAATAACGAAAGAATCAACCTCTAACATAATTCTACGAACTCTGTTAAATTCATTCCAAGGCTCAGGCTTATTCTCCTTTACAACTATTGCCTTTGGTGTATGTGCACCAACAGTTGCTATTGTATCAGTAGGCTTTACTAGAGTTAGAGTACCTAAAGTCTTAGGGTCTTCAGAATCAGATACGTAAATCTCTACAGAATTGAAAAGAGTCTTAGCAGCACCCTTAGCAAGATGAATAGCTACTTGAGCTACCTGCTCTAAATTAGAACTACCAGTACCATTATCCTCATAATGAGCTATAACCTGTAGAGGGTCAGATTCATTAAGATTCTTTATACCAGAAACCTTAACATTAACACTGAACTTCTGCTTTTGACCAGCATCTGGGAAGATAATCTTCTTACCAGCAAGCTTAATTCTAAGGTCTTCCTTCTTAGATAGATTGATATATTCAATATTACTAATAGGAATAAGGTCTGAACGAGTTACCCCACCGTGACCTCTATATTCAAAGTAGAGGTGATTCTTGGAGTCATTTACGAAAGCCTTCATCTCACCTAAGTCACCCTTAGTATCTAGGTGCTTATCGGTAGTGAAGCCGTCTGCTATTTCAAATTTGTTAACCACATAGTAGTGTCTAACCTGTCTTGAAGTTTGTCCCATATTATTGTATTATATTTTTTAATTTAACCACACTTGTTTTGCTAGAATAACTGCTCTACTTAGTATATTTCTGTGTAACGATTCGTGTAATTCACATTCTTGAGGTGTACTATAACCTACCACAGGAAGTTCAGAGTCTTCTAATACAATAGGTCTAGGACATCTAATATACCTTATAAAGTATTTGTCTGAAGTATTTATGTTCTTATCTGTAATAACCTCAATTAAATTTTGACCTACATTTAATCTCAAGGCTTGCTTAGAAGGACCTGTAAAAGGATTCCTTAGTAGCTTTAAGATTTTATCGTGTGTTGTAGGTAATACTTGAATTATTAAATCTGGGCAACCATCTACTTTTTTAAGTATATGTTCGTACAGAATATGTAATAAGTTTTCGGGCAGTTCATATAAAATAGATGATGAACTAATAGTAGGAATACTAGATGAAGACCTGCTTAAATACTTTTCAGCAGTAAGCTTTGATAACTGTTCTCTCAGTAACTCAGTATCTTCTACTCCTTCAATTTTATTACCTTGAACTATATCCAGTATTAAAGCTTCCTGAGCCTGAGTAAGAAAAACACTCTTTTCATACTCAGTAACTCCAGGAGCTTCATTGCTATTAATGTTATTATACAGAATATCGAACTCTCTACTAAAATCTATTAGATTCATTAATTCTATCTATTTCTGCTTCTAACTTAAACTTGAGTTCACTATTCTCTGGCTTGGATAGGAAAATAGCAGCGTTTGTAATATCAGGGTCTTGACCCTTAGGAGCTAGAGGTGTACCATCAGACTTGAGGTAATAGAAACCACCTCTGTTGCTAAGAAGCTTGGCTTCGTGAGCCTTTCTTACGAGTACCTTATATATTAGGTATTCATCCTCTGCAACATCTATGAATCTCTTAGCATCCTTCTGAATAAGTTCATTTAGACGAGACTGGATAAACTCAATAGTAGTGTTACTATCAATGTTTGCGGTAGTAAGGATAGAAAGAATAGTCTTAAGTACTTCCTTGTTGTCAAAGTTCTTATCAAGTAATCTGTAAGCCTTAGTGACAAGGGAAATCTTTCTAGCTTCTACCTTTGTTGCTTCCTGTTCATCTTCAACTATGAATTCATATTCAGACTTAGAATTTCTTTCGAATTCAGCTCTAGAAGGGCAAACCTTACTCTTATTGGCTAAGAGAACCTTGTACTTAATATAGTCCTCTGGATTATCGAGCTTCAACCTAATACCTTCTGTGGTAAGCACGATTTTATAATTGTCCCAATAATTGTTTTCCTTCTTGAATACCGAAAGAGCATTGTTAGGAAGACCCATTATATATTCAAGGTAATCCTTTTCATCCTTAGTTAATACATTCACATAATGACCATTCTTTAGGAGAGGTACACAGAGATGAATATAAGCATTTGCAGACTTACCACCATAAAGAATGTGATTCTTGTTTTTAATTAGTGGTGTTTCTCTCTTTATAAATGAAACCTTTATTGTCTGATTGCTAAGACAGTTCTTAAGCTTTGGTACATTGCTACCATAAATTGCCTGTCTATTCTCTGTGTACATTTCGTTAGCATCCTCGTCAATTACAGGTACTACATCCTCCATTATATCATTATCAATTGAATCCAATTGTGCCATTTTCTTTGCCATAGTTCTTCTCAATTTTTATATATTATTATTCTAAAATAGATGGGATAAATGATACAGCTCTAGTTGGGTCATAAACAATAACACCAACATCTGCCATTCTGTGGATAGAAGCCGAGTCTTCATCGTGAGCAGACTGGATGTAACCATTGACAGAATTGAACGAAGCTGTAACAGCAGCCCAAGGATTTCTAACACCGATAACTAAAGAACGAACTTCATCCTGTCCTTCAACTACAACCTTGTTAATGTTAGAATCTTCGTGCGAACCTAAATCGAAAATATCATAACGATAAGAGAAAGCATAACCACCATTGGGGTGAGTAATCTTGTTTCTCTTGTCATCGTCGTACATCTTGTCTACTTCAACCTTAAGTACGATACCATTAGGAGCGCGGAATTCAGTGAATTGGAAACCAGCAGCTAAGCTGTTCATATGCATCTTAGACTGAACCTTAGAGATAACTGCAGGGTTGTTGTTAGTTAGAACAGTCCAACCAGAAGTAGTATCAAGTACAGCCTTATGGAATTGAAGCGCACCAAATTCACCAGTCTTCATAACGAAGATTCTGTTATTAAGTTCCTTCTTATTTAGAGAAAGAGAAATAAGAGCTTCTTCTAACATCTCAAGAGAGAACTTGGAGTAGTAAACAGTGTTACCATAAGAAAGCTGTTCAAAGAGACCAGCACCTACCTTGATAGGATTACCAGACTTACCGAAGTCAGTGTATTCACCATTTGCATTTCTGTTAGAAGTAGAGAATGCCATAGCGTTGTTCTTATATTCCTTGAACTTACGCTCTACTGCCCATTCTTCACGGTCCATCCACATATTGAATCTCTTGTTACCATTTGCAGGAGTAGAGATAACATAAGGAGTAGGCATCTTAACATTCTTCTTGTTACCAGCAACCTTGTGGTAAATTCTGACAGTAGTAAATTCATTTCTCATCGAGATAGGAGTAGAATGAGAAACACCACCAACCTTACGAGAAAGTTCTCTTTCAACAGGAGCATAAGCATACGAGAACTTTTCACCAGCTAGAAGACGTTCAGCAGGGATACCGTCGTTACGACCATTCATAAGAGTTACCTTATAAACAGCAAGGGAACCTTCAAAACGAGGGTCAGCAAGAACACGCATTGGATAGGTTTCGTTTAGGTTACCCCAAAGTACTTCACCATCGTGGAACATATCTTCTTCAAATACTAGGTAGAAAGGTGCGCCATTACGACCTACGTTACCATAAGTAGAGTCAATCACGCTACCATCTTCATCTCTAGCTTCACGGAGAGGAATGTTACGTCTTTCTTCACCTTCTAAATCCCAAGTGTATTCATCTTCCGAGGGAATTTGTTTTACAGGGAAAGCGTTAAGGAAGTCTTCAAGAGTGCTACCATAACGACTGATTAAGGCTTCATTGATACGAAGACCAAGCTTAGCAGGAGTCTTGATACCAGCAGAAGTTAAATGTCTGTCAGTAGTTAAGCCAGACCAGGACTTCATTGCGCCTACAAAATAAGCATTTCTGTTTGTATTCATATTATAAAGTTATTTTTGTTGATTTACCTTTACTATTCTTTCCAACATATTGTAGACCACCTCTAGAGCTAGGGGAAATCTTTCCTTCTAATTCTGCAAGCTTAGACTTAACCTGCTTGTTGGCGGCACCTTTAAATAATTTATCGAAATCTTTAAAACCATTGGTTAGAGTAAACGCAACACTTATACCTCTAAGGTAACGAGCTTCATCTTCTCTTTGAGCTTTCTGTAGAGCAGTTTCAAATTCTCCTGTTTCAGGGTTACGGTATCTTGCATTAGTAGCATCTATAAAAGCTTGCTTTCCAATCTTCTCAGAAACACCAATCTTTTCATAGAAATCTTTTTCTTCAAATACCTTTTGAATATTCTCAGCTCTTTCCTTTGTTTTACGGTCTTCTTCTTCCTTGAGTTTCTTTGCATTTTCTAGCTCATCCTTGAAAGCCTTATCATAGAATTCCAAGCTATCATTGTAAGCTTCAATCGCATCCTCAATATCATCACCTCTTTCAAAGGAACGTTCAACCTCTTTCAGTGCGCGTTCGTGGGACTTGCCCATACGAATATATTGGTTGTAGATAAGACGCTTTCTTATGTCTTCATTTTCCTCAGCCTTTAAATCATCTTCTGATAAAGATTCTAGGTATTGAATTGTTCTTTCATATGAAGCAATCTTTGAAGGTTCCACATTATAATTTAATGCTTCTAGAACTCTCTTTTGCTGTTCATCTAAAAGAGATTCAACCTGCTTCTTAAAGAGACTCTTTAAATCATCAGGATTATCTACTTCCTTAATATCATCTTCAGTTAAAGAAGATAAAACTCCGTCCTCTAACAAAGCGTTGGCAATGGAAGAGTAAAATTGAGAAGAACCTTCTTCGTCAGATTCGGG